GACGGCTCCTCCTTGGGCTCGGCGGGCGGGGGGGGGATGGAGGGGGCGGGGGGGGTGGCGTTCTTCTTTCCTGGCCAGCCCGCCCGCCGTGGACCCGTGGGGGCTCAGGGCCCCCTTGGGTTCATCAGGTGAACGTCACGGCGCAGAACGCCGAAGGGCGCAGCACCGCCAGCGCGATGCGGTTCTCGGCGCGGATGTAGATGAGGTTGCGCTCGGCGTAGTCCTTGTGCTGGGGGAAGACCTCGACGGCCACGTCGCCCCGCTCGTAGAGCTCGGCGCCCTCAGCGAACGCGCCCACGAGGCACTTGTTGGTGGCCAGCGCGTCGCACTCGATGACGCGGGTACGCCAGAGCATGGTCGTGCCGTCGGGCATCATCTGGAGCGTCTCGACGTACTGCCCCGTCGAGTCCTTGGCCAGCTCGATCAGCGCCAGATCCTCGGGCCGGATCAGGATGAGGTCAGCGGCGAGCTGGCCGTTGACCCGCACGTCCGAGATGGCCTTGCGGATCGTGTCGGCCTTGGTGTCAGAGCCGCCCTGGGTGCGGGTGCTGATGCCGCTGGTGGAGAAGATGCCCGTGATCTGGTCCGTGGAGCCGTCGCCGCGCAGGATCTGGTGCTCCTCCGAGCGCGCGATGGCGGCGGGCAGGCGGGCGTTGATGGTGGACTCCAGGCGGGGCTTGTCGTCCAGGATCTCCTTGGAGGGGCTGATGCCCGTGGCGATGGTCTTGAGCGAGAGGCTGACCTCCTCTTGCTTGAACTTGCCCTGGGGCTTGACCTGGGCCTCGGAGGTGAAGCTGAACACCTCGGAGGTGACCGCCACGTCCACCGCCACGTCGGCCGCCAAGGCGGCGATGGTCAAGGTGTTGGTGGTCTTGTTGACGGCGGTGACGGTACGGACCTGGACCGTCGAGGTGCGGATGCTGATGGACTGACCGACGAAGAAGCCCGCCGCGCTGTCCACCACGAGCGAGGTGTCGGTCGCGGACGCCGCCGTGGCGACCTCGGTGTAGAGCTCGTAGAGCGCCGTGTCGCGGGTGTAGCGCAGGTCGCCCGTGGAGACTGGGATGATCACCATGTAGTCGCGCAGACGGGGCGTCCAGCGCAGGATCTCCACGTCGCCAGGGCGGTACCACTTCGGGCGCACCACGTCCGAGGAGGTCGTCTCCAGGCCCTTCTTGAACATGTCGGCGTCGCACTTGACCTCGACCTTGAGGCCGCTTTTGAGCTTGTCGCGCTGCTCCTCGACGGCCTTGACCACCACGGAGCCCAGGCTCTTGGTCTCGACGACTTGGGCGCCGACGCCCTGACGCCCAAGCGCCGCCTTCACCTTGGCCACGTCGGCCTTGAGCGCCTCCACGTCGAGCGAGGGGTTGGCCTTCTTGAGCGCCTCCGTGATGCGCGCGTCAAGCTCCGCGCCCATCTTGGCCTCCATCTCGGCGCGCAGCTTGGCCTCGATGCCCTCGAAGCCCTTCTTCACTTGCTCTTGGATCGGTTCCATCTTCACCCTCCCAGGGTCTTCAGAGCGTCCGCGAGGCGGCGCTGGTCGTCTTCCCGCACGAAACCCGCCAGGGCGTCCGCGAGGGCTTGTTGGCTCTTGGTGTCGTCTTGGGGCGCGGCCTTGTTGGAGGCGCCCTCGTTGTTGTCCTTGGCGTCGTCACCGCTCTTGGCGTCGGCGTCGCCGTCTTGGTCGTCGTCGGGCTCAGCGGGCAGGCTGGCGAAGCGGTGCCCTGGCACCTGGACACGGCCCAGGCTCTTGACCACCTCCAAGCGCGCGCCCCAGTTGGCCGGGAAGGTGACGGGCGAGAACTCCAAGAGGCTGAGGTCCGTGAGCTCCGAGGGCCACATCCAGATCGGCCCCACCAGCTCGGCGGGGTCAAAGTCCTTCTCCCCCAAGTCGGTGATCCCGCCTGGGCGGATGCGGTAGCCGATGCTCACCCCGTCCACCAACCCCTCGGCCATCAGGGCGCGCATCTTGCGCGCCGCTTCGTTGTCGGGGTGCCCGCTGATCTCGGCTTCGAAGTACAGGCCCACGCCGTCCTCCTTCAGGACCGTGGGCAGGCCGATGGGCTCGTCCCATCGGTGCTGAGAGAGGACCTTGATGCGAGGCACGGTGAGGCCCTTGAAGCTCTCCTCGATGCTACGCTTGAACGCCCCCTTCTTCACGCGCTCGTTGTACGAGTCGAACACCTTGAAGATGGAGGCGTACCCCTTGATGATGCCCTTGTCGCCGACAACCTGGATCTGCGCCTTGACCTGCGGACCCAGGATCGTCCCTTCGGGCGCGCCCGTCTGGGCGGCCTGCTCAGCCTGGGCGGCTTGTTTGAGCTTGAGGACTTCCTCGGGCGTGATCTTGGTGTCTTCCATGGTCAAGCGACCTCCAGGCGGGGCGGGCGGGCGGGCGTCGTGTTCTTGGGTGCGGCGTCGGGCTCGGCGGGCGCGCTGGACGCTGCGGGCTGCGCGGGGATCAGGTGGCGCGGGGAGCTTGCGCCGTCCACACCGTCGAGGCGCAGGCCCAGACCCAGGCGGCGGTTGACCTCGGCCAGCGGGACGCCCATGTCCCACAGGCCGCGCGCGGTCGTGATCATGTCGGGCGTGAGCTGGTTGAGGATCTCGATGGAAGACGTGTCAGGCCACAGGCGAAGGTCGGCCCCGAAGTCGGGCGAGACGAGGGCGTGGTTCAGGACGCCCGCCAATTGCTCGACGTAGGGCAAGATTGTCAGGCGCCAAAAGCTACGAAACGCCGTCTCGACGTTGTTGTAGGTGGCGTTCTTGTAGCGGCCCACGACGGGGGGCGGGCAGCCAAAGAGGGCGCAGATCTCGTCGGCGGAGGCGTCGCGCGAGGCCACGAAGTCCAGCTCCTTAGGGGAGAGGCTCACCTGCTGAAACTCGGTGTCGGCGTCGAGGAACATGACCGACCGACCGTTCTCGGGCGAGAGGTGGCGCGCCTCAAACTTCTTCTTGGCGTCCACGAACTGATCCCAGGTCATGTTGAGTTTGGAGCGGTAGATGCCGCTGGGGACGGCCATGTTTTGCAAGCTCGCCGCTTGCCAGTCCACCGCCGCCGCTTCGGAGTCCACGGCCTTGGCGCCAGCCCGAAGCGGCGAGAGGCCGCGCATCGGCTCGGCGGGGTCAGGCCACAGGAACGGCACGACGTCCTCGCCGGGCTGGCGCTTGGGTTGGGTGACGCCGCCCACCTTGAGTTCATAGCCCGCGATGTAGAGGCGCGCGTCGGGCACGGGCGCGAGCTGGTCGCCGCTCACCAGCCACAACTCCAAGGGGGGCGCGCTGGGGTCTAGGCCTCGGTTCTTGATCGCGTACCCCTCGCCGCCCAACAGGAGGTACTGCATCAGCAGCGTCGTCCACGTCGCGCGGTCCATGAACGGGGTCGGGCGGTCCATGAGGGCCTGGAGGAGGTCGGCGCGGGGGTCGCGGGCGAGGTCAGCCCAGGCCCACGAGCCGTCACGCTGACGGGCTTGGACGCGAAGTGGCACGGAGCCCACGGCGCGGGAGATGGCCAGGATGCAGACGTACACCCAGGTCGTGGCTTTGAGGCCCTCGGCGATGGCGTTGGCGGTGGACCAGTCCTTGTAGATGGGTCGGCCGAGGCGCCACGAGGGGATCAGTTCGCCCCCGTGGATGCTCTTGAGGTGGGTCGCGGCTTGCTCGTACTCCTTGGCCCAGCGGCTGAGCTGGTCGGCGGAGGGCTCGGACGAGGCAAGGGCGGGCAAGGCCGGGGTGCGCCCCTTCCACACGCTCGCCACCTTCTCCCAAGCTCGCCCCCAGCCACCCATCCACACCTCTTGCCGCGTGCCCGCGTTGGGCCTCTGGTGTGAGTGCTAGGGAGAGCGGGGGGAGGTCGTCAACGCGCGGACGTAGGTGCTGCTCTTGTCGGCGCGCGTAGGTGCGGCGCGGGCTTGGCTTGGGACGGGCTACCAGACCTTGACCACGCCCCCCCTGGGAGAGAGGCCGCGCGCGTACTGCGCGAGGCTCCACCCGTCGGCGGCGTCGTCGTGCTGCCCCGTGGGGGCTTTGAGGGTGTCCGCCTCGATGGAGCCGAGTTGATCAAAGGTCTTGGCGTCGCGGATGCGGAGGGCAGGCAGGCGGGCGGGCTCTTGGGCGTGGGCGGTGTAGGCGACGAGGACCTCGGAGGCCACCGCGTCCCAGAGCATCGGCTGGGATGGGCCTGTCTTGTTGTACCCGTCGCGGCCATCGAGCCCTTCAAGGACGAGGACACCCAGCGCCTTGAGGCCCGCCATGACCGCGTGGCCGTGGTTGTTGCGCTCCACGAGGACGGGGGCGTTGTACCACGCCGCCAGCGCCGCGATGCCTCTGGGGAAGACGCGCTGGGGCTCCCACTTCCCGTCCCACGAGGCCACCGTCCGACCCGTCTTGCGCTCCACGATCGTACACGCCGAGTCGTCGCCCGTGACGAGGCCCTCGGCGGGGTCGGCGCCGATGCGGTACTCGGCCCCCGGGATGGGCGCCTCGTAGATGCGGAGGGTGTCCAGGGCTGGGGCCCCTGCGACGAGGATGGGGGGCTGGGGGTCGAACAGGGGCGCGAGCCACAACCCTGGGAGGCGCTTGGTGCCCGCGAGCGCGGCGAGGGCCTCCTCGGGCGTGTCGGGGTAATTCTCGTGGAGGAAGTCGAGCGTCCCGTTCTGGGCGAGGCTGTGCTGGCGCTGGGCCTCGTACCACGCGGCGTCACGACCAGGGCGGGCGCGCCAGCCCAAGAACAAGAGACGCCAGGACGAGGAGCCGTCACGAGCCGAGCGGGCGATGCGCTTGAAGGCGCTCCCAGGCTTGTCCTTCTTGACCTTGGACAAAAGCACCAACCGCCCGCCCGCGTCGATGGTCGGCTTGACGGCATTGAGCATCCCGTCGAGATCGTCGCACAGGTCGGCCTCGTCCACGATGGCGAGGGAGAAGGTGTAGGAGTCGCCCGCCGAGGTGGGGAAGGCGCGCACCGTAGAGCCGTTGGCGAGCTCCCATGTGGTCTTGTTGTCCTTGCCCTTGCGCGTGGGGACGCGGCACCAGTCAGGGAGGCGGCGGTGCATCTCCTTGAGGCGCGCATCGAGGAGGTCCACCGCTTCCTCTTGGCGGCGAGAGAAGAGCCCCACCGCCGAGCCGGGGCGGAAGGTGATCAGCCAAAGGGCGTAGCCCAGGAGGAGCCACGTCATGCCGAGCTGGCGGGCCTTGAGGATGGCGAGGAGCTTCGCGTCGTGGACCGCGTCGAGGGCGCGAAGCTGGGCGGGCCAGAGCCGAAACGGCGCCCACGCGCCCCCCTCGCCTTGGCCGTCCTTGGTGTCCAAGAGGACGTAGTGGTGGATGAAGTAAGCAGGATCGGCGGCGCACGCGCACCACTCGGCGGCGATGTGGGCAAGATCGTCTTGGGTGGAGCCTTGGCGAGCGGCGGGCGGGCGGGCGTCTTGATGGGCTCTTGACGGGCTTTTGATGGGCTTGCCCCTGGAGGCCCTTGGCGCGGGGGTCGTCACGGCCTGGGCCTCTTGATGAGGCGACGGCGCAGCGCGAGGGCGAGGTCCGCGCCTTCCAAGCTTCGGGCCTTGGGGCGGCTCGTGAGAGCGACGAAGAGCAAGACCCCGCCGCATACGAGGGCGCTGGCCCCGAAGCACGCCCATACGTCGAGGAGGCTCATGGGGCGCCCCAGATGTCAGCGAAGGGAGTGGCCTTTAGGTGGTCGCCGCAGACCCGTAGCACGTCAAGGCCACCGTCGCCCACGCGCAAGAGCCAGGTGTCCGTCCAGCCCGCCGCCAGCCGCTCCACGACCAAGCCCGAAGGCGCGGCGATGCTCACCCTGTAAGCGCGCCCATGGGGGTCAGCCTGGGCCAGCGCGCGGCGTAGGAGGTCGTGGGTGGGCTCGTGGGTGGGAGCCCAGCTCAGGACGAGCTTGGCGAGGTCGGCGGCGAGGTCTTGGAGGTGAGGGGTCATGGGCTGGCCTCCCGTTCGACGCCAAACTCGGGCACATAGCGGCCCCTGGCGCGAAGCTGCTCGACGACCTCGGCGCGGATCTGGCGGGCCTTGTCCACCACTTCGAGGGGCACCTCCTTGCGCGGCGCCTCGGCCAGCACCGCGCCGCCCGTCAAGACATCCATGACCGCCAGCGACCGCGCGGCGCGCACCCTCACCTCGCGGCGGTAGCTCTCCCACTCGGGGCTGACCCACAGGTGCCCCTTGGAGGTCCAGTACCAACTTGGCCCCGCGCCTCCAGGGCGGTCGAGTTGGACGTGTACGAGGACCACATCGCGCCCATGCCAGGAGCGCCAGCCATCGGCGAGCGGGGCCACGTCGGCGCGGATGCACTCGGCGCTGCGCTGGAGGGTGACGGCGTCCCACTTCATGGCTCACCCTCCCCGCTCCCATGACCAACCGCCCAGCTTGCGCGGTGGTAGGTGTCGAGGTGGAGGCGCGCGCCAAAGGCGCCGAGTCCATCCAGGTCTGAGAGGGGCGTCGGCACAGCGGGCTGGCGGGCAGGCGCTTCTTGGGGGAAGGCGGCAAGGATGGTGCGGGCGAGCCCGAGGGTGTAAGCGCGGGCGTCAGGGTTGGTGGGCGGGTTGCGCAGGCGCAGCGCCTCGTAGAGCAACTCCACGAGGGCGCGGGTGTGCGGCGGGAGGTCTTCGATGGGCTGGACCGCGAGGTCGAGCTCTTGGAGGAGGGCGTCGTAGATCATGGCTAGCCTCCTTCGTTGGAGAGGTTGGCGCGCCATGTGGCGGCGCGGGCTTGACCATCCTCGCGCGCACCGGCGCCGAGGACTTGCGAGAGAGCGAGCGCGAGGGCCTCGGTGGCGGACGTCTCGGGCTCCTTACCCCAGCCACGCTTGCGGCCCTTGGACTCCAGGACAAAGACGGCGGCGCGCATGTCGCCCTCCAGCGCGCGTTGGATGACGCGCCCCTCAATGGCGTCGATGGCCGTCTCGCGAGCCTCGTTGAGCGCGGCGCGGACCTCGGGGTATTTTGCGGCGGCGCGGTCAACAGTATCGCGCGAGACGGAGAGCTTCTTGGCGACGACGGCGACGACTCCGTTGGAGCCCTCGCACGCTTTGGCGATCTCCTTGGCGGTGTACCTGGGCTTCTGGATTGGCGGCTTAGGTTTAGGTTTTGCCGCATCTGGGGCAAGAGGGCTGGGTCGGGTCTTGTCGCTCATCTCTTCCACTCCTCCCTGAGAATCTTGGGCGCCGCATTATTCCAGTTGATTTTATGATGAATCCGATATTGCGGCGAGCGGGGGTCCCCAAGTGCGCCGATCTGGACGGCGGACGGGCAGAGCATCACGGAATAGAAAGACTTGATGTAGGTGCCTCCATCCAAATAGGTGGAGGTCATGCCGCCCGCGTCTTGCTGCGTGGTCTTTGTGTTTAACATTACGCTCATCAGCATAAAAAACAAGCACCCCTGACGCCCCATATTCGTATAAGTATTTACGTCTTCATTGATGCGGCCCGCAAATGTAAAGGGCCGATCTATCGAGAGCAAGAAGCTCCCCATCGCCTTACGCCTCAACCGAGGCTGCTTGTCCCCGTTCGAGTCCCCGCCCATATGATCGCCGCCCTGAGAGAGCGCGATGGTCAGGATGGGCGCCCGCTCAAAGAAATCGACCAATGCGGCAAGGAGGCGGTCCATCGTGGCGCGGACACGGAAGGAGCCGTACCGATGCGCGCTATCGAATCTATAATAAAATGCATCAAAATCGTCGTCCATCTCCATAAAATACTCGCAGCCGACCTGACGGGCTAGAACCCAGCAGGCGTTGCGGGCGAAGACGACGACACCCTTGCGAGCGTGGAGGTTGTCGGCGAGGTCGAAGGTCTTGGCGACCTCGGCCTTGGAGAAGAGCAGCACCTTGTCGCCGTACTTGCTTTGATACTCCTCCCGCGTCGGGTCCTCATCATCGACGACGAGGTACACCTTGCCCGTGTACCCCGCGCGCTCCAAGGCGGTCAGGGTGAGGACGCGGTCGGGGCGTCCGTGGGTGAGGATGAAGATGGCGAAATCGTCTCTCACGTCGGCCCCTCCTCGTCAGCGAGGGCGCCGAGGGCTTCGGTGAGCTGGACGAAGCCCTCCTCGACGGCGCGCCCGTAGTCGATGATCACGAGGGCAGAGGACTCCATGTGGTGCTGTAAGGACTGGGGAGCGTGGCAATAAAATTCAGCTATATTTGCGAATCTGAAAACAATATGACGGGTTGCCGCGAGGCGGAGGAAGTGCCGCGTCTCGGCGTCGAGGGTGGGGTCGGCGTCGATGGCGGCGGTGAGCTGGTCGTACTTGGTCGTGTCCACCAGCTCGGCGAGCTTCGGGGCGCGGCCCGTGGGCTCGTAGACGGGGCTGGCGATCTTGTTGGTGTAGGGGGTGTCGCGGCCTTCGGTGGTCTTGGCGTCGGGCGGGCTGGCGGGCTCCTCTTGGGGTTGGGGTTCTTGGGGGCTTGCGAGGCTGGCTAGGAGGTCGTCGAGGGCCTGGGTGTCGTAGCCGGTGCCGATCAGGTCCCCCGCGTCGGCGAGGCTCTGGAGGAGGTCGGCGAGGGCAGCGTCGTCGTAGGTGCCCAGGTCGGACGTGCGGTTGTCGGCCAGGAGGATCTTGACCTCTTGCTCGGGGGTGAGCCCGTCCAGCCAGACGACGGGGAGGGTGTTGAGGCTCTCGGCGCGGGCCGCCTTGAGCGTGTGGTTGCCCGCCAGGACGTGACGAGTGGCACGCGAGACGACGATGGGGCGGATCACCCCATGGGCTCGGATCGACTCGCGGATGGCCTCGACGTTGCCGCGCCGAGGGTTCTTGGGGTGATGCTTGAGGCGGCTCAGCGCCACCCACTCGTAGGCGTTGGGGTCGTGCGAGAGCCCCCTGGTGACGGTCATGGCATGGCCTCCATCGCGGGGGGCGTGGCTTCAGGGAGTGGGGGCGTGGACCACAGGCGGGCGCGCTGGTTGTAGTCCAACCCCAAGACGAGCGTGGAGACGAGCCAGCCCATCGAGCGGTCGTAGTGGGCGCTTGAGGCGTGGAGGTCGGCGTAGACCTCGGGGGAGAGGTAGAGGGTGACGGGGGTGAGGTCGGCGTGGTCGGGGGCGGGGAGGGCCGTCCAGAGCTCGTGGCGCTTCTGGGCGCGCGTCTCAGCCCACAAGCGGGTGACGAGCCACCCCGGGGAGCGGGCGCGCGTGCGGGAGGAGGCCAGGAGCGTGAGGTGGGCGGCTTGGCTGATGCGCAAGGTGGCCTTGCGGGAAGGTGGTGTGGCGGTCATGGGTGGGCCTCCTGAACGGCATCGGCACCGACCCAGCGGGCGAGGCGGGGCTCGGGGGAGGCGGGGACGCGGACCTCCCAGCCGCGCCCCCTGGCTTGCCCCAGGACCTCGATGGGGGTCCCAGGGGGATAGCGGACCTCGGCGCAGCGCTCTAGGAGGCCGTCACGGGCGACCAGCTCGCGGAGGATCACCTCGCGAGCGAAGACGTAGCGACCCCCCAAGGGCTCGCGGGCCTCTTCGGCGAGGCGGGCCTCAAGGGCGCGCTGGGCCTCGGCCTCCTGAGCGCGGACGAGCTCCAGGCGGCGAAGCTCGGCCAGGGATTCGAGGTGGGCCGAGGGGTCGGGCATCATACCCGCGAGCTTGGGATCCCGCTCGCGCCAGCCCATGAGGTTGCCGTACAGGCGCCCTGCCGCCTCGGCGTCGTAGAGAGCGTCGTGGTGGCGGGTGAGACACACGCCCAGGGCGGCGCAGGCGTCCTTGAGGCCGACCTTGGGCTTCTTGGCGCCCTGGGTCTTGTACCATTGCCGCACGAGGGCCTGGGTGCAGATCTCCGTCATGGGCGGGGTGAGGTGGTAGTCCTCGTCGGTGAGACGAAGGCGCTCGCGCTCACGAGGAGACAGGGCCTCCAGGCGCTCGAACTCGGCGGCGAGCATCCGCAGGTCGTAGGAGAGGTTGTGCCCCACGACGACCCGCTCGGCCAAGAGGCGCCAGATCTTGCAGGCCAGCTCACGAAAGCGCGGCGCGTCCTTGGTCTGGGCCGAGGTGATCTGATGGACCTGGAGGGCGTAGGTGCTGCTCATTCGCCCTTCAGGATTGACGTAAGACCACCACGCCAAGCTTTGGCCGTCCTCGCCCCGCATCGGCTCCCCGTTGGAGGAGAATGGGACGATGGCGATCTGGATGATCCGATCCGCAGCCGAGCCGCCCGTGGCCTCCACGTCGAGCGCCACCCAAGCGGCGCGGCGTCCCGAGGTCTTGGTGCCTCGCACGACGGCCTTACGGCTCGGCGCCGAGGTCTGGGCTTCGATTATCCTCTTATCGCTTGGCAGGGTGCCAAAGAGGGATAGAGCTTCCATGTCCTTAGCCTCCCTTGGTGTATAGGTTTCGGGGTTGGTGTAGGGGTGGTGTATAGGTTGGTGTATAGGTTGAGCCCGTCCCTGACGGCGTGGTGTATAGGGTGTATAGGTTTCGCCCGTATCGTCTCATACGTGAGAGCGTTGTCGTCGTGGGGTGGTGCCTCTCGCGCACGCGCGTATATGCGCGCACGACCGAAACCCCTACACCCCCTACACCCGCCCGTCCCTGACGACGTCGAGCTATACACCAACCCCTACACCACCTATACACCAGGGCCGAAACCCCTACACCCGCGCGCCCAAAGCCGCTCATGACGACACCTCCCAACCCCGCACGGGGGCCGCGCCCTGGTCGTCTCGGTCGCTCAGGAGGCCAAGCCCGCGCCAGTCGTAGCCGCGCTTGCCCCGCTTCTTCTCGGCGCGCCCCAGGAGCCTGATTTCGAGCTGGCCCGGGAAGCGCTGGTTGTTCATGGGGTGGAAGCCGTTGGAGAGCGCGAAGGACTGGTAGGCGATGTACAGCTCGGCGCTCCCCACACTCGCCCCCTCGGCCACGACGCACCGCTCGGCCAAGAAGTTACCCAGCGTGTCCTCGGCCTCTCTCCAGGCCTGGGCCTCGTCGCGCAGCGCCTTGGGCTCGGCCAGCCCGTGCTTTTGCCACAGGAGCGCGCCCTGGATCGCCCAGCGCATGATCCCAGGTAGCTCCTCGCGCAGCTCTCGGGCGAGGCTCTTGTTGGCCGCTGGCCAGTGCGCGGGCTGAGTCTCGGAGGTGCGGTATTGCTGGCGCCAGGGGACAAGGCGGATGCGCCGCCAGAAGCCCTCGGAGGGGTCGTCCACGGCGGGCTGAAAGTTGGCGGCGAGGAAGAGCTTGTGGGCGGGCTGGAACTCGAAGTACTCACGGAACAAGAACCGCGCCTGGATCTTCCCCCCGCCCGTGATCTGTTTCACCGTCCCCGCATCAAGCCGCGCCCCTTGCTTGGGCTCTTCGGCATACGCCAGCCGCTTGCCTTGGAGGGCGGCGAGGTCGTTGCGGATGCCCGAGACGTCCTTGGCGAGGAAGCTCTCAAAGGAGCAAGCCCCCGCGTACTCGCCCATCAGGGCGGCCAGCGTCTCCAAGAAGGTCGTCTTGCCGTTGCTCCCAGGCCCCCAGAGGAAGAAGAGGCATTGCTCGTCGGTGAGCCCCGTCAGGGTGTAGCCCACGACGCGCTGCAAGTACGCCACGAGCTCCGCGTCCCCGCCCATGGCATCGAGGAGGAACTTGCTCCACCTCGGGCAAGGGTCCACGTCCTGGGCCACCACCACGGGGCGACACGCCGCTTGCTTGGACACGAGCTGGTCGCGCTTGCCCTCGGAGGCCTCGCCCGAGCGAAGGTCCACGACCTCACCCCCAGCGCCCAAGAGCCACACGTCGCGGTCAAAGTCCGTCGAGAGGCACGCCAGGCGAGGCGACGACTGAGCCAGCGCCAGGGCGTTGCGGATCGAGGCCGCGCTCTCGCCCTTCTTCCAGTGGCGCTTGAATGCCTCCGAGGCCTTGGCCTTCTCTTCGCCCTCCAGGGGCTTGCCACCCCTTCGGAGGTAGGCGTCGCGCTGCTCCCACAGCGCCCGCGCCGTCTCCTTGCCCAGCTCCTGAGCCAGTCCTACGGTGTCGATGCGCCAGCGCCCCGCGTCCCACACGAACCACTTGCCCGCGTCGTGCGCGAAGCGCAGGTTGTCGCCGTGCCTGAACACCAGCCGCTCGGCGTTGCCCAGCTCCGTCAGCGGTGGGACGCGCCAGCCCCCACGACGCACGCCTTGAGGGGGGCTTGTTGGAGAACCCCCACCCTCGCGCGAGGCCTCGGCCTCGCCCAAAGGCGCGCCTCCATCCTCGGCGGGATGCCCCGCCCACAGGTCTTCAGGGGGGCCATCCATCGGCGCCCCGAAGTCGTCGATGTCATCCTCGAAGTCGTCGGCCGACGCGAAGGCCTCGCCGCTGGCCCCCTTGGCCTCCTCCCCCCGCACACGCCCCGCCGTCGCACGGACGCGCTCGGGGACCTCGCCCAGCTCCGCCGCGCCCCCGCCCACGTCAAGCCGCGCCTCCCGCGCCCCCAAGACCTCCCGCGCGGGCATCGTCCAGCCCGCGCTCTTGGCCAGCGAGAACAGCGTCCCCAGGTTCACCCCGCCCCCACGGAACCCGTCCCAACGGTGCTCGCAGTCGCCGTCCTGGTACTTCCCGCCGCCCCTGGACCACCCCTCCCACAGCCCCAGCCCGTCGCCCGTCGGCCAGCGCGAGTGCAGCGCCATGCCGACCGACAGCCACTCGTCATAGGAGAGGTCGGGGTCCAAGCGCTCCAAGGCCGACGCCGCGCACGTCCAGTCGAACGCATCCTCCTGCGACGACGCGCGCCGCTGGGC